TTAGATTTGGAGCTGTTGGTGTAAATCTTTGTTGCATTCTTACATCAGCTCTTGAAGAAAGAATAGCAGCTGATAAATCATCTATTTCAGCTAAAAGATTAGATCTTCTAAATGATTGTTTAAATGAACCAGTATTAGTATTGAAATAACTAGTTATTATACTATTAACTTGAGAGTTTACAGCGTTAGAAGATAAGTCTGTCAAATTTGGATTGAACTGATAAAAACAATCTAATTCCACAAATGTTTTTATAGGATCTATAAATCTTAAATTAAAAGAAGATACAGCTAGCTGTTTAGCTAAATCTAAAATAGCTAATTTAGTAGTGGATATGGATGATCTTGACCTCCAAAAGTTGATATATCTTTTATTAAATTTGAATACTTTTGTAGAATTAATGCTGAGTAATCATCTGCTGTTACCATCCTATTCTGAGCAGCATAATGAAATGGAGCATTTTTTCTAATTGATTCTATTGATTCTTTTTCTTTACCACCAAAAGAATTATTAAATGTAGTAGTTGATAAATTAGTTGTAATTCCACCAGTGGATAATTGAGCAGAAGGAGTAAAAGCACTAGCTCCATTTGCATCTGCACCAGATGTTGAAAGATATGTTACTTCAATTCTTGAACCAGCAGCTGGAGCAATCCCAAATGAAACACCATCACCAAATCCTAATTCATAAAAACCATTAGGTGATTCTTTTAAAATATAAATTGTAGAAGCAGCTGAAATAGAAGTAGCATTTATTATGTTTTGAAATGTAGTAAAAGAACTTCCTGCAGCAGTAGTATACACTCTTACTCTTACTGTTGATATATCAATTGTTTTATCAGGAATAATATATACAGGATTGTCTAATACTTCTCCTACTAAAAAGTTTTTTACTTTTTGAGTACCTTGGAATATAGGTATTTGATTTGAACCATCCGAAGTTTGAAATTCATAAAATCCAGAACCATTATCAGTTGCATAAAAAGTAGATATGGTTGAAAATACATAAGATACATCATCAACTGTTGTAGTAAATTGTGTATATGCTGGTAATGCAATAGTTGTATCTCTTGGAGTTGTACTTGTAGAAAAGAATATTCTTACATCAGCTCTTGACGCAGTTTCTGAATCAGGTATATATCCAACTCCCTCAGCTAAAGAAACAACTGAGCTTCTAAGTTGTGCTGTACTTAAATATGATTCATTTAATGAAAAGTTTGCTATTAATCCATTAATATGTGTATTATAAGCTAGTACATCTAATATATTGGATAATCCAGATGCTTCAAAATTGTAATCTTTAAACTCTTCCTTATTAGCAAGGTAAGTTTTTAAATTATTCTTTATAGATGTAAAATCTAATGAAGTGGATGTAATTGTTGTAGCCATTTTATCTTAACCTTGTCAAATTAGTTGATAGAGTAATAATCTCTGTTGAATTAGTAACTTGAAATGTTAATACTATACTAATACCATTTTCTTCCGGAAAAGGGGTAACTTTCAAATCTCTTACTATTGCTCTTGGTTCATAAGATTGAATAGCTCTAATAATATTATCCTTAATATCAGATGATGTAACAGTATCTGCCATTTCAAATAATTGGTCTCTAACATTACCACCATAAAACATTTGAAATGGTTTTTCAAAATGATTAGTTAATATGAGATTCTTTACAGACTGCTTTACTGCAGCTGCATCAAACTTCTTGAAAATTTCTCCATTAGGTTTATTTTTAAACAATAAATCAATATCAATAAACCTAGTTTTTCTAGTTGTAATAATACTAGATGATAAATTTCCATCTTCTGCTGAGAATACTCTATTTACCATGTTTACCTATGTTTTTACTTTATTTATAAGGTTACCCGCGAGCATTTGACTTTACTAA